TACTCGCACTTGTTCTGGTGTACGCACTCCTCGGGAATTGCGTGTGTATCGTGGCTTCGTGCAGGCCGGCCGGGTGTCTCCTGCATCATTTCTTCCACGCAAACATCTTTCATCTCGCCGCGAACTGCCTGGCCGTGTGGACGATGTTCAGGAAAGGGTGGAAAGATTCGTGGCGAGAGTTGCTCGCCGGCTACCTGATAGGTTCCATCTCGTTCCTTGCATCCGCGTATCCGGTGGTCGGTTTGTCCAACCTGCTGTTCGCAGTCCTCGGAATACGCGCCGTAAGGACCGGTTGGTGGAGGACGAAATACTGCATCGTGCTTTGGGCCACTCTTCTTGCGACGGCCTTCATCCCGGGCGTATCCGGTCTCACGCACATCGTGTCCTGCTCTCTCGGCATGCTCGCTGGGTTCGTCTCAATCAAGTACAGGCAACTGTCAATCGACTATGGAAAGGCAAGAGGCGATAAATAAGATAATTGAGGAGAATATGGTGCGCCGCACCAAGCTCCGGGCGGAGTACAATCCCATCACGGGAGAGGGTGCGCCCTGCGACAAGCCGTGGATGCAGCGCACCTGGCTGGAGATACCGGACTTTCCCATCCAGAGGCAGTTCGTTCCCGTGGAGATGCTGGAGGTCCCGCTGATCCAGAACATACTCCAGTACGGGAGCATAGACGCCTTTCTCAAGAAATACCCCTGGACCGAGGGCGGGGACTTCACGCACGACCGGGTCGTAAGGGAGGTGATAAAACTCCGGGAGAAGTTCGACTTCCTCTTCTGGGCCTACTACGAGATACACATCGACGACAAGGAAGGGCGCGGCGTCATCCCGTTCAAACTCAACTACGCGCAGTTGGTTGTGGAGGAAGAGTGTGAACGCCTGCGGAAGATCGGTGCGCCGATAAACATCATCATCTGCAAGGCCCGCCAATGGGGCGGCTCCACCTACTCCATCTTCAAGCAGTCGTGGATCGCCCTCAAGTGGCGGAGCAACCACTCCTTCTCCGTCTGCGCCCAGGTCAACGGCGTCGCCGTGTCCATCACGCAGATGCTGGCCCAGGCCCTGCGCGACTACCACCCCTGGGCTCTCGGCGTCAAGGGGAACGAGCTCAACTTCGTGCAGATACCCAAATCCAACGAATACATAATCAAGGACTCCAACGGAAAGCAGGTGCGGAGAAACAAGTTCCGCATCGGCTCCGTGGAGAATCCGGACAACCTGCGTGGTCTGCCCGGCAGCGGCGTTCATTTCTCCGAAGTGGCCGTCTGGCCCGACACGCCGATGAAGCGGCCGGAGGACCTGGTGAAGTCCATCGCCGGCGGTATCCTTCCGAAAGCATACACGATGCAGGTGTTTGAGTCCACGCCGAAGGGTGCGGGCAACTACTTCCACCGCAAGTGGCTGGATGCAAAGGAGGGGAAGGGTGGATTCACGCCCATCTTCATCCCCTGGTTCTTCATCCCGCACGACACCCTTCCGATAGATGATATGCAAGCGTTCGTCGCCTGGCTCTACGACAACCGCGAGGATGACAAGCCCGACGGGAAATGGCGCGACAGCGGCCGTTACTACTACCGGCTCTGGGAACTGGGCGCGACCCTTGAGGGAATCCAATGGTATCGCTACAAGCGGCTGGAGTTCCAGGACCACGGTGACATGGCGTCCGAAGCCCCGTCCGACGACATCGAGGCGTTCACCTTCTCCGGCACGAAACTCTTCTCTCCCTACCAGCTCGAGGCCATCCGGCGCGACTGCAAGGAGCCGGAAAAGCGCGGTATGCTGATGAGCGCGGCGTCAAAGGGAGGCGGCGTGCTGAAGGACATCCACTTCATCGACCTCAAGAACGGAGACCTGAAGATATGGAAGGAGCCCGATGTGGACACGCCCATCTCCGACCGCTATATCGTGGCCGTCGATGTGGGCGGCCGCAACGAGACCTCCGACTGGTCGGTCATCCGCGTGTTCGACCGTTTCCCGATGATGCTCGGCGGCAAGCCCGAACTGGTGGCGCAGATGCGATACCATACCGACTACGACCTGCTGGCCTACGACGCGATGCGGGTGGCTATGTGGTACGGACGCGCCCTGCTCGTCATCGAGTCGAACACGATGGAGACCCGGGACAAGGACCGCGACCTGGAGGACATGTCGGAGTACATTCTCGACATCATAGCAGGTCTGTACGAGAACCTATACGCACGGCCGGGAAGCGCGGAAGCCATCCGCCAGGGCCGTCCACGCAAGTGGGGCTTTATGACCAACTCCTCCACCAAGCCGGCCATCATTGGAAACCTCATTGAAGCGGTGCGCGAGCACCTGTGGATAGAGAGGGATACATACGCGATTGAGGAGATGGCTATGTACGAGAAGAACGAGAACGGCCAGTTCTCCGCCCCTCCCGGCAAGGGCAACCACGACGATGTGGTGATGACCACGGCCATTGCCCTCTGGATCTGCTTCCGCGAGATGGAGACCCCGCACTACATCGTGGCGCGTGGAGACGACTTCATCAACCGGGCGGACCCCAATTCGGCGGCAGTATTTTAACGATATTCGATATGAAAAATCCTTTCAAGAAACTCGCAGGCATCCTCGTGACCTGGTATTACAGCAGACTTTACAAGAAGGCCGTCAAGCTGGCGGACGAGCAGCACGCACGGAACGGGGAGACCTTCTATGTCATCGACCACATCTACAAGGGCCAGATGCTCTCCGTGGTGAACCGCGGCACATTCCGCCGGATGAAGCACGACGCCCAGCGGTGGACCAATCCGAACTACGAGATGTACTATTCCAAGGAATACAACCTCTCGCTGGTCAAGGAAGGGTGCTGGTATCGCACGCCGGACCGGTCTGGGAACAACGGCCTTTCCAAGCGCGACATCGAGGTGCGCCGGCTGGCGCTGGTGCGCATCGGACTGGTCCGGGCGAAGTTGCTGGACATAGAAGAAAAAACCTCCGCGTCTCACGACGAGGAGGGAAAACACCATGAAATCTAATGCGAAAGAATCGTATCTTTACCGTTGCCCCAACAAATATACCTTTTCTATTCGGTATTATTTCCAACTGACATAGCGATTGTCAATAAATAATTGGACGCCCACATCTCACGACGGGGGCGTCCTTTTTGAAAATGGAAAAAACAATAAAAAGTATGAAGGTGCTATGCGTTGCCTTCGGTATTGCCAAGGATGGCGCGTTTCTTCTCCTCGTATCCTTCGGACTGGATGGGCGGCATACCGCCTGCCTGCGCGGCCATCTCCTGCTGGCGTGCCTGGATCCGCTGGAGCAGCTTGTCCGCGAACGGCAGGGTGCTCAGGGAAAGCAGGTCCTCCAGGGTGATGGCGTTCTTGTCGAACAGCGCGGTCAGGTAGTCGTTGGCCATCATGCGGTACACCGGGGTCTCCGTGCTCTGCTTGATGGAGAGGTCGTATTCGATCTCGCCGGTCTCGTTGAGATTGAGGTTCTCCCCGGACATGCCCTCCATCGTGCCGGCGATGGACATATAGCGGTCTACTGTGTAATACTGCTTGATGTTCTTCGTTTTCTTGACGGCCACACTCTCCACGAACATATTGAACTTCTCCAGCAGGGTTGCGATAGGCGTGGAGGAGTTCTGCGTCTGCTGCGCGTAGAGGGCGGCGGATGTGCCGGCATACGGGGTCTTGCCCTGGATGGCACCGCTGACCTCTGCGGAGTCCATAAGGTCCTTCATCATCCGCACGATCTCCGCAGTCTGGAGTGTGCCGGTCTGGCCGTAGAAGGTCTTGGGCTCGGAGCCCTGGGCGTTAGGTTTGTAGTACACGATGCCGTCGATGCTCGTCCATTGTTCGGCGAAGGTCCGGTAGTCCATGTCGTCCGGGATGAGGTTCTGCGGAACGAATGTGATACCCTTCGCGCCAGTCCTCTTCACCCAGTCGTCGAGGGTGAGGATGCGGTTGATGGCGATGTTCAGGTCAATGGCGTCGTGCAGGTAGCTGACGATCATTCCGTTCGTGAACGGGATGGCGCACACGGAATAGGGGTGGTCCCTGTCCGGGAACGGGGACTCTCCCTCGGAAATGATGTATCCCTGGGGAGTGAGGAAGCGGTAGTACCAGTAGGTGTCCATGAAGAAGTGGGTCTCGATGAGCGGGATCTCGTCCTTGGACCAGTCTGCCGGTGCGTTCTTGATGCGTTCCTCGTTCTGCCTCTTGATATCTTCCAGGGCTTCCTTGTCGTCTCCATCTATGTCGTAGTAGTCTGCGTTGTTCTTGTCCCAAACATGGTAGCGGGGTTTCCTTTCCTTTGTCCATACCTCGATGACGAGGCAGTTCTTGGAGTCCCTCGGCGTAAGGAAGTTCACATCCTTCTCGTTGTGCATGTCGGATGCGTCGAGCCCGTCGTGATACTTCGCCGGGCTCTCCTGGTCGATGTACCAGTCCTTGAACTTCTTGTAGTCCTCCGGGGACTCCGCAAAGCTGGCGCAGAACTCGTTGAAGGAGATCTCGTGGCGCTGACCGACCAACTGGAGGTCCCAGAAGCGCGGGTCTTTCATTTCCGACGCGAAGAAAAAGTCGTTTGGATTGACGACATCGGTCCAGGTGTCCATGCGCTGGTTCCGCCTCTCGTATGACTCCTTGGCGATGCACAGTCCGCCGGCGAGCATCTCCTCGAGGGCGGAGATCATCATCACATTCATCTTGTTCCGCTGCCAGTTGGCCTGGAGGGTTACGGTCATCAGTTCGCCGTACTGCTGCTCGGCCCGGTCGCGGGCGTTGCAGACCGGCTCGTTGTGTTCCTTGGCCCACACGCCGGCGACCGTATTAACGATCTTCTTCACCTGGTTTGCCTGGAGAGCCACATTCCCGACACGGGATATGTATTCCCGCTGGGTCATCGTCCGGCCCTTCACGGTGATCATGTCGCCCCATTGGTCTCCGTAGATGAAGCGGAGTGCCCGCTGGCGGCGACGGCGCATCGGGCGCAGGTTCTCCCAGAGGGTCGCGCACTCCTCCACCAGGGCGAGATCCTGCTTGTCGCCCCGGACGGCCTTGCGCTGCTTCACGCTGTCAGGGCTGTTCTCGGCCTTGTATCTGTATAGTTCTACCATAGCTTCGCAAAATTGGTTATCTAACTGTGTCGTTTATCATAAAGTTTGCTATTCCTTTGAGTAGAATACCTCTATGCACTCGTCAACAAACGCCTTCTTCAGCGCATCCTGCTCGGCCATAAGTTCCTTCCGTTCATTGATGTCGGCGGCGTTCTTGATGTCCTTGGAGTATGCGTCGATCTCCTTCTTGTAGTCGTTGTAGAGTTCCAGGTACTTGTAGTCCTTGGAGTCGAGCACCTGCTGGACACGGATGTAATCCTCGTCGGGCTTGTTGTACTGGTACTTCCCCAGGCGCGATTTAGTCTGGTCTGCGATGCCCTTGAAGAAGTAGTATTCCTTGTTCACATAGGAATCGCGCATATACTCGTCCGTATCCAGGAAGAAGCGGTTGGCGATGGGCGATGTGCGGAGTTGCACCGGCTTGCCGCCGATTGCGTCCTCTGCGGTCGTTACTATCTGTCCCATGAACGAGAGCAGTCCGCCGCCGAATCCCTCGATGAGGTGCTGCGCTACGGCCGGGTTGAAATTCAGCCAGCCCTTCGTGGCGTAGTCTCCGCCGGAGATGTTGTTCAGCATCTCGGAGAGGTCTACCAGCCAGTCCCAGGTGTTGTTGAACGCCTTGGTGTAGCCGGGCATATCCTTGTTCCACTCGTTCCCTCCGTGCAGGCGCTGGCCCATATAGTTCTTGTTCATCGCAGACTCCACGATAGGTTTCGCCTGGGCGGGTATGAGTGATGTCGGCTCGGCAGGGTTGGCCGGCAGGATCTCTCCCATAGCCGCAAGCGATGCCCATACCGGGTTCTGGTCGGGCCGGCGGTGCAAGACCGCATCTCCCCAGATATTGCCGACCTCGTAGAACGGGGCGAACTCCGGCGGGATAGGCCATAGGAAGAAGGTTCCCTTGTCCCAGAAGGTCGGGATGGCGAATCGGTGGTTGCGGTTGTATTCGGATATCTTGAAGTATTTCTTGTCATCGTCATCGTCTCCACCGAGCAGGCCGGTAAGAAGGGTGTAGCCGAAGCCCATCATGGTCAGGCCGGCCATCATAGCCGTTGTATTACCAGGGCTGGACTTGAAGTTGTTCACCTGGCGGTAAAGACCCTGCATGTTCGCGTTGAAGAAGAGGACGATGTTTCGACCGATGGGGGCAAGCGAACTGAAGAGAACGGCCACCATCTGCTCGGGCGCGGTCAGTTTGTGCCACTTGCCGTTCGGCAGGGAATATCCGAGGGTCTTGGCTTCATCCCTCGTAATGGCCTTGCCCGATCCCTTTCGGTTGAAGTTGACGGTAACTTCCTTCGCGTCGCGGATAGACTGGTTGATGCCACGGCCCATCTGCCGCGAGGTCATAAAGGTTGCGAAACGGATGACCTGCTCGATGCTCTCGCCAAAGTCTCCAATCTTCTTGATCCACTCTCCGACCGCGCCGGTATGCTTCACGAACCATGATTCGTCCTTTCCGTGATACCTTCCGGTCTTGAGGAAGTCGGCGATCTGCTTGTCAACCTGCTCGTGGCGGGATATGACCGCCATACCCGTGATGCCGCCGTTATCGACAAACTGATTCCACATGGCCTC